TAAGATTTTTATCAGACTTCACGTCTAATGCAATAGCTTTCTGTCCGTTGGGGCCTTCTTCTTCTACAAGCTTTTTCTCATCTTCATAGTCCATCATTGTATAGTTACGTTCACGTAATGTAGAATGAATACTCTGCATAGATAGCGGAGCACCCATACTTCTAGCAGTCATTAAATATACAAGTTCTTGTGCATTAGAAGCAGAATTTGTAAATTCACTATTCGGGATGACTTTGACAGATTCGGGATCTTCGTTCATCCATACCGCAATATGTTTAAGCGCCCTCTCAAGACCTTCACCAGCACTCATTGAAATCTGATTTAAATTAGCAGTCTGAGAAGCTAACCGAGCAATCATTGCATTACCAGATTCATTCTTAAGACTTTGATTTCCAACAAGCTGTCCAGCTTTAAATTCTGCTCGCTTACGGTCATTTTCAATAGCGTTACGCTGTTCGGAAAGACCCATAGAGGAAACACCTATAAATTTGGCATCCCCTCCCATCTCAACATCCAAGCGGCTACCTGCGCCAACACGTACTGCATCAGCTTCCCCAGGCATAGAATTAGGATTACGAATTCCACCAACCGTTACTAGCGTATCCTGCCCTTGCATGTGCAAATTTTGACGATAATCTGCCTCTGCCCTATAGATTGTCAAGCAGGAATAACCAAGACCTAACAAAGGAGGATAATCTGGTGAAGTGATTAAATCTTTAGTATTGATAAAAACAAACGGAATATCTTTTAGTGTTCGACCACGAAGCATTGGTAATTGCATCGCTTCTTGAGAGTAGTCTGTATCTTTAAAGACCCCCTGATAATAAGTACCATTTGGTTCATTAGCATCCATTGTACCCAACTGAAGAACGCGATAAATCTCCTGTTGCTTCCATGAAAAACCATCACGAATAGATGTTGATTCATTTAAAACGACAAGGTTAAGTTTAGATTCACCAAGATGGTTTGCCCCATCATCCCAATTAATGATAGATTCAGCGGAGTAAAGGGCTAAGAAAGGTTGAGGTTTTGCAGGATCAGGATTTGCAGGTAAATCAACAAGAATACCAACACGACCTGTAATTAATTGTTCTTCGTTAATCTTACGGAGCAACATAAGTAATGATTCACCATTTACCGTAGCTGCTTTTAAAAGGTATTGCATTGATGCAGGAAGTTCAATTTTAGCATCGTGTTGATGAATTAAACCCATCAACGCTTCAACACCTTCCTTAACGTAATCTGGAAATACGGAACGATTTTTGTATGCTTGATAAATTGCCCAACCAAGTTGTGTAGGTTGCATTCCATCAATAATCATACCTGCGGTTGGGGGAAGGTAAGTTTCCCCCTTTTCTTTCACAGCTTTCTCACCAGCGTGAAAGTCTCGCATACTAATCCAGTCAGTAGCAAAGATGGTGTATTCAGGATGAACACTTTTTAATGACATAATTACATTCCTCTAGTTCTACCACCGCGAGCACCAATATCCGTTGATAATGCTTTGTATCGCACTTCGTCACAAATATGGTCTTCTGATTCCGTATCAATATCGTCGGGGTCGTTTTCGTCCCGAGGAGCAACTGGAAACAATTCTATGAACATTGTACAGTTATTAAAAATAAACATACCAGGCTTTTCGCGAGGCAGACTAAGAATTTTTCCGTCTTCTTCACGTGTTACTGGTAATGCATCCTTAAGATAATTTCGAATTTGTTTCCAACCTGCTTTGCGACTACCCTTTGCTTTATCACTACGAAGCCACTGAACACCCTTATAACGTTTTCTGTCTAACTTAACAGGCTTTGCCATATCTGCTGCAATAGAATTACCATTTTCTACATCCCAAATACTATTGTCTGCAGGCCCTGGAACAACCCTATTATGAATTCCATTTTGAACTTCTCGTTCTACAATTCCTTCAGCAATAACTGTAGATAACAGACGTAAACCTTGATTAGCTTTGCCTGTCCAACCATACCATTCATCAATACGGAATAAGTCACCCTTTACGGTACTCATCCACTTACCATCTGAGAGTTTAACATCACTACCATCAGACTCCGCCCACCAACCAACAGAAAAAGGACGTGACTCACCATGATCATAAGATCTATCTATACGCCAGTTTGACGGAATATCGAATGGATCAATAATATGGACATTTTTGTCCCAAACATCATCGAACATACCACCAGCAACAATATCCCAATCACCAAACAACCAAGCCCGACGCTTATTTGGATCAGAGATTCCTTCCAACTCTGCAACATACTGAGGAGACAAATATGTGTTTTCACGATAGCTCCCGAATAGGTGTGTCTGAGTTTTAACAACATCTTCGCGCTGTTGAGTCCTTGGGTTGAATACATTTACAACCTTTTTGACAATCTGCCCAGCTTTACCACACGATATAAACCGTTTCTTAACCCAATTATGACCAGCTCCGTATGGATTTGTGGTAATAAAAACTTCTAGTGGAAGTTCATTTAAATAATGAGGTACAGGATCATTACCAATATATTGAGGATGCTCACTTGGTAAAAAAGAAGAACGGTTACAAGACATCATTGACTCAAACAATGAATCGTTAGGATACTTTGTTAATTCGTTCCAGCCAATAAACGGAAACTCTTGACCGTGATAACCCCAATAGTCTGTATCCTTCTTAATAGCCCGGAATAGAAGTTCTTCCCCCGTAGGCCATACCCAACGATAGTCTGCTTTACTTGACATAAAGCGAGCACCATCTTTAAATTCAGGAAACCACCGCATAGACTTGGAAACCAAGTCATCAAGGTTCTTGTACTCACGGTCAAAAATAATCCCGCGCCAATATCGACCATATCCTTGGCCAACATTACGTCTAAAACGCATCAACTGTGCGTCCGTATTATGTGTGACAACAAAATCTCTTGTGATAAACAAACCATCTTCATGCGCAATCTTGATACAAACAGTTTCTTGCAACCCAAGTTCCCTAATTGCAACAATCTTGTTTGTCAGATGTTTATGCATGTAAGGTTTAATTCTATCAACCTTACGCTTCAACCTAAATGGGGTAAATTTATTTCCAGTTTGGATATACACCTGATACACTTTATCATAAACTACTTCGCTGATACTAGGCCATTTATCCGTTAGCGTAGCCCGAGCACCAAGCGATCGTGCAAGGTATTGCACATCTTTAGCAAGTTGCAGACTGCTGCTACAGAATGAAATATAACCTTTCTTATCAATTGTCCCATCTGTATCCATTACGCCTTGTAAAATTGCAAGGCGTAAATCATAGGGCTGATGTAAATAAATAGATGGAATGTATTTTGTCTGCGAACGAACATCTTGCAAACCAAGCTTATTCATTGCTTCTGTAAATTCGCAATTTGCACTAAAGTTTCGGAGACCGTTACGTTGATCAAAAAGTGTTTCCCGAAAACCATGACTTAAAGCATGATCCGCAAGTTCAGAATCAACAGTGCAATAAGAACCACGTTGTGCTGAACAACCATCACCAAGGAACAAACCCATCATATAAGGTTCAATTGGAAGGCTTGTACACGTAACCATCTCAACCTTATCTAAAGTTGGAATGTTAAGTCTGTAATCTGTTGTTTTAAACATCCTAAGAACTTCACACATTGTAAAGTTCTTATACGTACCAGCAGGAAACCTTCCGCCAATATGAAGATTCCAAATATGTTGGTCATCACACCTAGCAATTGAACCATCAAAAAATTCAATCTCATAAGTTTGACGTTGACCTTGAGGATACACACCTACAATAGGGCTAGTAGATCCATCCGGACAGCAAACAAGATCCCCTTCTTTTAACAGACCTATTTGAACCTGTCCGGTAGGTGTATAGACAGGTTCATTGATAGGAAGCCCCTTCCCTGGCCCACGAGTACCGTGAAATACAATAATATTAGCAGGACAAGTGAGGGATAAGGCTTGAGAACCTTTAAGGGGCTCCCAAACAACTTTAGTCCCATCTGGTAATATCCTCAAGATTCCGCCTCAGACACCAGCTTTTCTTGACTAGCCATTGCTTGTTCTTCCCATTCAGCTAAAGATCCAACTGCCGGGATAGTCATCACACCACCCTTGTGATTAATGGTCTGCTCGACTTTGGTCGGTACATCCATCCCATGTAACGAGGCCAGCTTGGAAAGAGCAGCAATACGAGCGCCGTGGCTAGAACCAGGACCCCTGTAATTAGCCTCCCTAAATAGCGATGTGAGAATTCGTTGGCGGGTTTCAGCCTCTTTTTCAGCATCATCCTTTTCTTCCGTAGAATGAGACAATTCTGTGATACGCTTACGAACGTAAGTTTCACCCATAAACTGAACAGCATATTGTTCAGCATAGCTTTCAACAAAACCACAACGGATTGCAGCAGCTTTCGAATCGAAGTCTACCAAATATTCACGAACAAACAAGTCACGCAGTTCACGCTCCTGTCCAGTCATATCTGGAGTAACTTGATCACCATATTTGGATTTCCAGAAAAAACCTTCGGACATTTTGATCACCTTATTTAAGCATGACCAGAGTATAAAAGACAAACTGCCCTTTTACAAGGCGACGATTGCAGAAAAGTTAGTTTATTCTCCAGCGCCTTGCTATAGGTAACGCTTACAGTAGTACAAAACAAAACGAGGAAGGTACTGCTACCAACCTCGCTATACACAACACAGAAGATTATTGTACAATAATCCTTCTATTCCTTTTGCTTCGCAATACAGTGAAAAATAATTGCAGCATTATCTAAGATAATATCTTGTAACGCATGAATCTCCTGACGAATTTTAATTTCAAGTTCATCGTTTCGTTCAATACAAGCAGCAGAATGTGCTAGATTTGAAGCACCGAGTCGCAATTCTGCGACGTGTTTCTCTAACTGTGCCTTTTTAATGATCGGTGCATATTCAATTGTCATTACTTACTTTCAATGACCACATTGCCAAAGCATTCTTCTGTCTTTAGTTTGCCATCCCTGCCTACGCTCAAAGTACCAAGGCCTGTTCTTTTATAACGAAGAACATAGCCATTTTCACTATCTGCAATGATACAATGTGTTTGTTTTATACCATCAAGAAAAACATTGTATTTATGAGCATCTTGTGTTTTATTTGGATCACCTTCAAGAACTGATAATCTCATCTTATTCCCTGTAATTTTCATATTTTTGATCATCGATCTATAGAAGTTTCTTTTGCTCTGGATGTACAATGCAATGCCGATCAAAATAACACCAAAAAGTATCCCAAAGTTTACGCTAGAAAAAAGACCGACAATTCCAATCACAATATAAGTGAAAGGTAAACTTTCATAAGCAAGTTTTGGGATATACATTTTAGTCTCCAGATTAAGATGTTTCTTGACGTTTTCGGATAGCAACCATACGACGCCCATAATACTCCACCTTTTCAGCGTCGTAAACACCTTTTTGGTCAGAACCAGGCTTTATATTCCCAAGAGTCCTAGCTGCACAACTACGCCAAATCGCTTTAAATGCATTACCCTCTGCAAAATTCATTCCAAGGACTTCAATAATATCTTCACATTCAGCTTTATAGGGTGCTAAACGCTTTGGATCTGTGATCGTAACAACATAATAATCAGTATCCTGACCAGTTGCTTTAGCAGACACGATGTTCTTCCTCTTTTTGATCAATAGAAATATTTAGACGTGCTTTTTCTTTATTCTCAATTGCATCAATAAGAGCAATAGTGCAAGATAAACATTCTTCGGGGTGTCCTTCTATTGAACATATACACCCTTTTCGCCACTTTGCAATCATTTCAAGAATTTCCATTAAGTACCTCTTTAGTTTCCTTATATTTTTGACTGACGTTTGCAGTTTGATAGAAAGCTAGTGAGGCAAGGCATACAGTGACCCACATAGAAGATTCAATAAAGGTAAATAATAGCAAAAGTGTTGCAAGAATAATGACAAGCAATGTAAGAATGAATTTTCTGGAAAAATACCGTTGGTTCATAACTAATGTCCTTAAATTTTTAAAACTTTGGTGCCTGGGACGGGATCTATAATAAATAGGAAGTATGATTTAATATGTTTTGAATTGTTCTTCTTGATAAATTAAATTCTAACATTAAATCGCGGATAATACCGTGATATTTAGGTCTTGATCTTATATCTAAAATTTGTTTATCTGTAAGTTTAGCCATTCCATTTTTAGAACCAGAATGCAATAACCTTTGTTTATCACGAAATTCTTTTGTAGCTACAAAAGCTGAACAATTGCCAGTAATCCAACCGTTCGCTGCATTTTCTACCCTGGACAAAGCTCTTAAATTTTCAGGAGCATCATTAGTGAAGTCTCCATCTATATGATCAACAGTCTCTTCATCTGTTAAAGATCGACCTAATTTTTGTTCTAAAAGTAATCTAGGATAAGAACGTGTCTGACTTATTCCATTATCATGAATAATGATGACATGCTTTCTACCATCTTTTCTTAAATAAGGCCCGTATATTTTCATTTAATGATGGTGCGGGAGATGGGATTCGAACCCACATGACAATGTCGTCGGATTTTAAGTCCGATGCCTATACCATTCGGCTACTCCCGCTAAATTGTTAACTTATAAAAATTTTAACAGTTGTATGCTAATTTGCAAGTTAATCCTTGTGTCTACCAATTTCACCACCCAGGCCGAGATTGAAGGGGTGGCCGGTGCTGATCTCCGGCTTGCTTGGTTATCCGCGTTCATAGGTTTAAAGCCGTCGCAGCACTTGCTAACCATAGCAGATGTGCCCACCTGCGTATCAGCCTACGCATTCACCCTTGATCCTTACGCAAAGTTAATCTAAAGGAATCCAAGTTATGTGTTCTTCAAAGAACTTCTTAACAAGATCCTTTGCTTCTTGAATTGTATCTACAGTACGCTTTAGCTTATGACGCTTTGAAAGTTTAGGTTCATATCCAGGCACATTATATTGAAATACCCATATAACTAAAGGGGCATGTTCACCCTTTTTCACCAGTCGAGGGACATATTCATCTACACAATAGATTAGCGCAGCAATTGAACCATCTGGCCATTCTGCAGTAGGCCATCCACGCTTTGTAAAAGATTTCCATCTTCCACTAGGAGGTGGATCAACTTTCCAAGTAAGTTTCATGTTATTCCCCCAGATTCTGCCCATTGCATAGCTTTGTGAGCCATGAAAAATGCTTCAGCTCGTGTCATTTTACTGGAACGAATAAATAAGTCACCATCTACATCGTATCCAATAATAAGAAGATCCTGCATTCCAGCTTCAATAGCGGGCAACACCGAATGTAAAGCTTGAGCTGGTGTCATTGTTGTGTTTGGCTCAGGACACAACCTAATAACCGGAGTGGTCACTTATCCCCCAAAAGCTTCTGAACAAGAAGTACAATATCATTGACTGTCTTTAACGTATCAATAACATCGTCTTCAATAACAACTTTAAATTCTTCTTCTAGCTCAATTACAATTTCGTAAATGTCTAGGCTATCTGCATTTAAGTCTGTTGTAATATTCTTTTCTAAAGTAATATCTCCAACAGAAACACCTAGTTGGGAACTTAAAATATCAATTACACGATCTTGAATATCATTCATTTAAATCTCCCTTATTAAATGGTGCCCGTGAGAGAATTATACAGAGCGTTCTTTTCTTCCAAATCCTTTGTTAGCACCTTTGTATGTTGTAGTCTGAGAATGGCAGTTTGGGCATAATAAACAAAGATTAGAACCTTTATCGTTATATGGATTTCCGTCTTTGTGTTCAAGATCAAACACAATCTGCTTCCCATTCCACTCTTCAATACCACAACAAAAACATTTATTTCCATCACGACGAATAACCGCATCTTTGAGAGTATGAATACCCTTATATACGTTTTCTTCATCATTTAAGAAACGAACATACCGTTCTGCAATACTAACAGCTTGTTGGCACTTTGCGGAACAGTATAAACCTTTGGAATTACGAGAAGGTTCCCATTCTTTAGCGCATCCTGTACAAATTGCCATAATATTCCTCGGTGCTCTTGGACAGAATCGAACTGTCACCTGCGGATTACAAAGCCGCTGCTCGACCTTCAAGCTACAAGAGCACGACCTTCATGCTAACAGGGCGGATTAACCTTCTTCCAATCTGGACGTACAAGAAAAAATCGCTCGGAATAACCGTTTACAGCGGACGACATTACATGAACAGGCCAAAAGCTGTTTGTGAATATACGCGGACCTTGCAACGGAAACAAGATCCGTTTAAATTGTGAAGTCATAATTGCTTTCTATTTGACGTTAGGAAGGTCATCAGCCCGCTGTTCCCGCAGCCTTATCTCCTTTCTTATGAAAAGTTGAAGAAGCTGATGACCTGTAAGACTTTAAATATTGCCTTCTGTAAGACTTATACCAATAGAACTGAACCTTGGCCACCAGTCTGGTCAAAACTGGTAGGTCAGACTGGAGAAAAGGGGAGGAAACTCCAATCCGCAATTGCCGGGAGGGGTAGCAACCCAAGGTCCAGATCTATTGGTACATATATCTTTAGAACGTAAAGTTGGTTTGGACAACTGAGGCTTTAACCATCGCTACCCAATTTGCTCTAACCTACATTGAGCTCTGCCAGCTTTTAGGCACCAACTTTACTTTTCGAATGGGTTAGGCCCATTTCCAGTTCACGGTAACAGTATGTTGATGGTCTTACGCCGCTGTTACCCGGCAGTCCTGCACAATGACCACATTTCATGCCAGAGCTCTTAGGGAGTTAGCGAGAACTGGTCGCACTTCTACGGGAAGTGTTTGTGCAGGCTTCGTGTTGAATGCATTATGCAGTAACTTTTAGGAGTGTGCAATAATCTTTTTTAAAGGATAACTTAACAGTCGTAAAGCTTTGAAAAATACAGCCTCCATATTTTTACAGAAACATGATTGTTGTATAAAATGTGAGGGTAAATTTAGGATCAACTACTAATTTATATGAGGATTAGTAGGAAAGTATAACAAAGATGTCGTATATGTGCTTATACGTTAATAGACTTTGCTATAGCATACTTACCAGATGGGCGCGTCCGTGTAGCAAGATTCATACCAGTCTAATATATTTACATGAATCGACTATAAGAAGTAATATACATCAAGTATAAGTAGATAGAAGTTATGGGATTATAAGGATGGACTCAAGATAGGGAGATTAGGGTGGGCGCGCCCCATAGCTAAAGACTATCAAGGGGGAGGTAGGGGTAGGCTTTGACTATCGGTGCGTCGTTGCCTATTTATCGAGCGACCGCGCGATGCGCCAGGTGCCTATGTATTGGGCGCCTACTATGTAGGCGACGCATGTGCCTAATATGTGGGCGCCTATATAACGGGCAGTCGGTGCAGGCTGCATTGCCTACTATTTGGGCGCCTATTATGTAGGCTGTTTATAGCCAATACCGTACAGACGCCTCGCTGGTCTAGATGTTGCTTTATCTACTGTGAGGCGCCCACATGGTCTGCTTCTTGCTTTCTCATTGCCTGGTATGTAGGCGCCTACTACGCAGGCCCCCTCCCTGTATAGTACCCAATATCTGGTCTGCTTCTTGCTTGATGCTGCATGGTCCGCTTATTGCTTGTCGTGAAACACTTGTTTGCCTAATAAGTAGGCTGCTACAAATCGCGCAGGCTGCACGATCGCCAGGTTGGTCATGTACTGGTATAGGCGCAGAAAAAAATCGCTTACACGCTGCGGCAGGTACTTTGCTGAGGGGATGCTTTTTACATAAACGTCAATTTGCCTAATAAGTAGGCAAATATCGGGTCTGCTTTTTGCTTCTACTATGTGAGCGCCGTGACTGGTCTATTTCTTGCTATGCCTGCGCCTGGTTTGCCTAGTTTTTAGGCCCCGCTCCCAGGCTGCGCCGAGTCGCCTAGTTTATAGGCCCCGCTCCCAGGCTGCGCCGACTGTCTATCTGTACAGGTTATTTATACTGTCTATCTATACAGGAAGTGAGTGCTCACCGACACGATGGCCGGCTATAGCCTGATACTATCGAAAACGCTTTAAGTATTCAAATCTATTCGAGCCACCTGGCGCTAGTTGAGGTACTATAACTCATGGGCAACGTGATCGCCCTGGTAGCCGCCCAAAAAGTGGGCAGCCCAATAAATAGGCAAAGGGGCTGTATTAATAGACAGGAGATTGCAGGAGAAAGCGCCAGGCAAGTTCTGACGCTTTATCAAGCAAGTTCCGCTTGACAGGTCGGTTCAATTTACCGATAATTAAATCGTTGCAAAGCAGTTCCCGTCACTTAATAAAGGAGAATTACCATGTCCAAGACTTACAAAACCGAATCCATCGCTCGCCAACAAGCTTCAAAGCAGCATGGCAAGAACTGGGAGGAAAATTGGTCCATTTTGGAATCCGATGAAGGTTTCGAAATCGTCGAAGCTCTGCTCGAAGACCAGGCTGTCGAAGACCAGGCTGACGAACCCGAAGTCGCGGAAACCGAGGAGCCCGAAAACCAGGCCCCCTCCATGCTGTCCGGTCTGGTGAGCAACATGCTGAATCCCGAAACTGTTCCCGCACCTCCGGAGCAGCCCAAAAAGGAGGCAGAAAAAACTGGTAAGACCATTGAACCGAACCGTCCCGAACAAAATGGTCTCAAGCGCCCGAGCAAGGGTTCGACATGCTGCATCATTTGGGATACTTGCGACCGTATCAGCGCCGAAAAGGCTGCGACCTGCACGAGTGCAGAGCTGTTCAATGCTTTGCAAGGTTATAACGAATGTACGATTCGCACTCAATACGCTCGGTGGCGCCAATTCAACGGTATCACTGGACGGCTGCCTGGTCAAACCAAGACCGCAAAATTGCCGCCGGAATTCCAGGATGCTGTTGATACGCTGGAATCGCAAATCAGCGAGGATGGTGTTGAATCGCTGAAAGCTTGCAAGACGCCGAACGAACTGGTCGCATGGATTGCATCTGCTGCCAAATATTTTCCGCAGCCTGGCGAATAGTCTTACCCGAGCAGCGTGACAGGCTGCTCCAATAAGACCGCAATTAAATTGGAGACCAAAATGATCACAATTATTCAAACTTCGGGATTTTTGACCTCGCGCCCGATTCGCGAAAAGAATCTTGGTTCATTCTTTTCCCTGGCATCCGCTGAGGAAAAATTGGGATGGTATTTCGTCCATCAATGCTGCCGCGTTGAGCGGTTCTAAGGAGACCAAAATGACCACATTAATCCTAGTCGTTTGCTGTATCGTCGGTGTCCTGGTCGGGCATAAGGTCGCTCGCATTTTTGGGGTCTAAAATGAACCAAAATCAATTGGATCGTCTTAAGGAGGGATTGTCAATCCTTAAAGATGCACTGAAAATGGACGACGCCACCAGGCTTCGCGAATTCGGTACAAAATCAATCGAAATTATTATTGGTCAAATGGAAATTACACTCAACGAGGTGGAACCAAAATGACACTCGGTCAAGAAATTGGTTTGATGATGGCGGTCGTTGCTGTTATCGCATGTGCCGTTGAATTATGGTGGAGCGGAAGAAAATGAATCCAATTGATATCGCATTCGTTGAAGCGGAAATGTTATCCGTTGCTCCGTTTCCCGCTGATAAATGTGGTCAGTTCAAACTACAAATTTTCAGCAAGCATGGTCGGACAAAATGGCTAAACATCACAGCCGAACAATTCAATGAAATTGAAAAGGTTTTGCTCGGCATCAAACCTGGCACTAAAATTTTCCCGAAAAAATTGGAGAACTGAAATGACCTGCGAAATTATCATCACCAATAAAAGTCACGCCGAAGGGGAGGCCATTGTGGCCGCTCTTACAAAAGCCAACCAATACATCCCGACATCAAGGAGGATCACAATTTATTGTTCTCCCAGGCGATGCAACATGGGCAAATCAGATTGGCTTGAATACGGTATTTCAATTGAATTTGATTCTGGTTCAAAGCTCTACCTGGCAATGATTCAACGGTCACTTGATGCAGAATTTGAATTCCATTCTTAATTGAAATTTAATTCAACTTGATGTAAAATTGTTTTATTGCATAAGGGGAACAAAATGAAATTTCAAGACATGCTTGTCCTCGCCAAGAAGCATCAAGAAAAAGGCGAAATGGTATCATCCGCCAAGCTTTGCATTGCAGATGCAGAACGAGCCTATAAAGCTGGAGCATTTGAATCCGCAAAACATTGGGCTCTCAAGTCCCTGGCTTATTCTGTTGGAATTTGCCATCCTGATTACATTAAAGCTAAAGGAGATTAAAATGAAAAGTTATCCACTTACAAACGACGACCTGGCAGAATCCGTCAGGCGGACAGCTCGAGGCGAACTTTGTACAATTCCCATGCGGCATGATATTAAAATGACCGACGGATCTGTCGCTCAAAATTGCCTGACATGGGGAAGCTCAAAATGTTATCAGGTATCCCATGTTGAAATGCCAGGCGGTGATATTTATATTGGGGAGGTTCGCAAATGACCTACGATCGCATCGCTAAAATCAAACGAATGATTTCCCGCCAAAGGCCAGTGAAATGAACCATGTGAAAAAACTAGAGTTCCCGAAAGGGACTCCCGAAACATTCATCCAAGATGTGGCCAGTAAAATTAGCTCCTGGCACATTGTGACAAAACATTCGGTCGAAGGCCTGGTCGTTGGATGGGATCAAATTACCTTTTACGGTCACGGCGCTGAAGGGCTGTCCGCTTTCGTTGAAGGTCTTATGCTAGGCTTCAACTTGAAGTCTAAAACTCCCGTTAGATGTACAGTAAGTCATCCTGGATTAGATTCATTCACTTTCTAAAAGGAATTATCATGCAAGCAATTCGAGTCAGCTACAAAAGCGCCACCAATTTTCGCCCAGCTCGCCTGGCAGTTACCAACGGACGAGTCAGTCTTACCGTTCCTTACGACTACGGTAGCAGTGATGACCACATGAAATTTGAAGCCGCAAAAGACTTCGTGGCAAAATTCATGCCATATGCTCCAGAACTAAATCCAATTCCATGTGAGTTCAAAGGCGATAGTTATTTTAGCTTTATTCCTAAACCGGATCCAGATAAATTGGATGAAATTGTTACCCAGATTTATCACGCTAGTTTGTCTATTGAAACAAGCACTGATGACCCAATTTTTACAATATCCAAGTCAAATTTGGTAGAAATTCTGAAGAAATTAATTTAATTGATATGATGTATAATTTTGCACTGGAACTGTATATGTTACCAGTGCATTTTTATGTAAAAGTAGGGTAAAAACACCCCAAAATTAAATAAAATAACGCTCCCGAACTTTTTAAAACTTCCAAATAAAATATATATTTGTTTTTTTTCCTTAGAAGTATCATGGGATCAACTATAGCAGTTTTATATAAAAATCAATATAGAGTAAAAAGGTATATAAAACAACAAGTTAGCATTAAATTAGTTAAAAATAGTCATATTTGAGGGGGGGGGGGCAATT